GTGGTGCAAGCGTTGTATTTATCAGCATTAGGGTTCACAACTAAGCATAGGAAGGCCGTGGTTGTCTCTGATGGGGCTCAAAATGGTGCTCATATCGAATATGTGACCGAGCATCACCGAACTCCCCCGAATGCTACGAGTATAATCTTCTGGTTAAAGAACAGAAAACCAGACAAATGGTCTGATAAGAAGGATGTTCACATCAAGGTTGACCTGGCAGAGCAGATAAACGCTGGAAGAAAAAGGGTAATAGATGGACTCAGAGCCAATCCCAATTGATCATGACGCTGATTTAAAGGCAGATGTATCCAGTAAGACACTTGATCCATATGCTTTTGTGCTTTATGCGTTTCCATGGGGTGATGGTGAGCTTAAAGATTACCCAGAAGGGCCAGAGGACTGGCAAAAAGAAGTGCTGATAGAGATATCTGAGGGGCTCAAGACAGGATATATAAGCACTCAACAAGCTATTCAGATCGCAGTTGCATCAGGTCATGGTATCGGCAAGTCGGCCCTCGTGTCCTGGATTATTATGTGGGCCATATCTACATTCGAAGATACAAAGGGTATCGTTACAGCAAATACTGAAACACAGCTAAAGACTAAGACATGGGCAGAGCTTGCTAAGTGGCATCGGATGTGCATCACTAAGAGTTGGTTCACCTTTACAGCAACAGCAATTTATTCTAACCAGGCCGAGCATGAGAAGACCTGGCGTTTTGATATGGTTCCGTGGTCGAAAGAGAAGACAGAGGCATTCGCTGGGCTTCATAACAAAGGCAAACGCATTGTAGTTATTATGGATGAGGCATCAGCTATTCCAGACAGTATCTGGGAAGTCACGGAAGGAGCACTCACTGACGAGAATACAGAGATCATGTGGTTCGCATTTGGGAATCCTACACGCAATCAAGGTAGATTCCATTCTTGTTTTAATACTTTTCGACACCGATGGCAACATAGACAGGTTGACAGCCGAAAGGTACGCATCACCAATAAGGAGCAGATTAGCAAATGGGAACTTGATTATGGCGAAGACAGCGACTTCTTCCGTGTGCGTGTCAAAGGGGAGTTCCCACACGCAAGTGATCATCAATTTATATCAACCGAACTTGTTAATAGTGCTAGAGGAAGACATCTTGGAATCACAGATTACAATTTCAGTGCAGTGATTATAGGTGTTGATCGTGCTTGGTCAGGCGATAACGAAACAAAAATATACCTTCGACAAGGCAACATGAGTAAGAAGCTCGGCACATTCATTAAGGATGAAGACGATGTTCTCGTCGCTGGGCATGTAGCCAGGTGGGAGGATGAGTATAAAGCTGATGCTGTGTTCATAGACTTTGGATACGGCACTGGCCTCTTTTCCGTCGGGAAACAAATGGGAAGACAATGGAAATTAGTTCCATTTGGAGGAAAAGCTGACGATACCATGTACGCTAACAAGCGAGCAGAAATGTGGGGAAGGCTGAAGCAATGGCTGAAGGATGGGGGATCAATCCCTGACGATCAAGATCTAGTCAATGATCTAATCGCACCAGAGGCTTTTAGTGTTCAGACTGGCCCTAACGCTGGTAAACTCATATTAGAATCTAAAGAAGCCATGCAGAAAAGAGACATCGCAAGCCCAGATGATGGTGATGCACTTGCTCTGACATTTGCCTTCCCAGTATTAAATAAAAGCCAAAGGCAGTTTGATCACCTGACAGCGTCGGGGCCACAGAAGTATGATCCCTTCAAGGTAGGTCAGAATGTTCAACAGCCTAGGTACAACCCTTTATCGCCACTGGCGAAGACATAAGGAGTTATTATGAGTACAAGTGCTAGAGATAGTTTATTATTACATGGTGCAGTCGACATTGATGTTCCAAATGCAGTGCAGGGTGCGTTGCTTAGTGGTAGTGGTACGCTTGTCACGACGGCAGTCACAACGGTAGATATACCTTCAAGTGCTATAGGCTTTAAGATATTCGCCACAACTAATCCTATACGGATTGCACTAGACGAAGATCCTGTTGATGTCGGCACGATCAACTCAGCTTCTGTAGGTAGCACGATCAAGGCTGGAGCATGGGATACGAGGCTATTTGTCCGAGGGGACGAGAGAGCTTCAGAGTTGAGGATCAAATGCCCAGGTCAAACATCAATCGTTGTCGATGTAGATTTCTTCTAATATCACTATAAAACATAAGGAGTTTATCATGTGTTTCGGATCTAAACCAGCACCAGCACCACAATATATTCAATCACCACCACCTCCAGCACCGATGCCAGCACCTGCACCTATTGTGCAACCGTCTGAAGTCAGTGCTCAAGATCAATCTGAAGGAAGACGCAAGAAATTAGCAAGACAAAGGGCTGGATTATCATCAACAATCAAAACAAGTCCAAGGGGATTCGTCGGATCTGGAGCCGACCTATCTGCACCATCAACTGGCAAAAGAACATTAGGGAGCTAATATGCCGAGTCCAACGACAATATATAAAGAGGGGTATCACTCGACTCATGTCGCATCAAAGAAAGATGAATTCGACAAGAGATTTGAGTCTATGAGGACTGAAGCACAGCACTATACTGCTTCCTGGCGATCACTCTCAGAGTATCTTAATCCAACAAGAGGACAGTTCGACTATAATTCTAAACCAATCAGGGGCAAGATGATTGATCACAAGCTCGTCCTCGATTCGCATGCAACCAACTCAATAAGGAAGACGGCCAGTGGATTAAACTCTGGGATCACATCAAAAGCAAGACCTTGGTTCCGTTTGATTCTTTCAAATGATGATAGCATACCGTCGTCCCCAGCGAGAGCATGGCTGGATGAAGTTCAGAAGAGAATGTATACAGTCCTTGAGGGATCTAATATATACGGAACCTTCCAGAATACTTATGAAGAGTTGCTAACATTCGGAACTGGGTGTTTCATTCTGTTAGAGGATCAGGACACAGTAATTCGTACAAGGAACTTTACGGCTGGTGAATATTATCTTGCTGTCGACAAGTCAGGCAAGGTCACATCATTTGCTCGTCAGTTTCCTATGACAGTGGCTCAATGCTATCAATCATTTGGTTATGAAAACATGTCACCAGAGATGCAGTCACAATGGGATATTAACCAGATTGACTTTACATTCGTAATAAGGCACTTGATCGAACCGAATGTACAACGCAATGCAAGTATGGATGATTTTAGCAACATGCCATTCAGATCTGCTTACTGGGTGGCAGGTGATAAGAGTGCTGACGAGTTCTTAGATGTTCGTGGCTATAAGAGATTCCCTGTTGTAGCTCCACGCTGGAGTGTACCAACAACAGATGTCGTCTATGGTTATGGACCAGGATGGGATGCATTAGGGGATGTTAAGGAATTGCAGAAGACAAAGTACGATAAACTGCTTGCTCAAGAGAAGCTCCACAATCCCCCTATGCAGAAGGATGCAAGCGTAGAAGGTTACGCTAACCTATTGCCTGGAGGGGTAACAAGCACATCTGGATCAGTACCAAACTCTGGATTAAGACCAGCGTATCAGATCAACCCTGCACTGGACTCATTCATAGAGATCATCAACCAGACGAAGAGTGCTATCGATAAGCATTTCCTTACAGACTTGTTTACGATGTTAGCAAGCCTTGATCGAAGAAACATGACAGCCACTGAAGTAGCGTCGAGAGAGCGAGAGATCATAATGCTTATGGCTCCGATCCTCAATCAGATGGACGAAGAGATGCTATCAAGAGTTGTTGAGCTTGTGTTTGGTATCATGAATGATAATGGTCTATTGCCACAGCCTCCAGAAGATATGCAAGGGGCAGAGATAAAGGTTCAATACATATCTGTACTGGCCCAGATGCAACGATCTGTCGGATCAACGACTATAGAGAAGGTGCTTGCATTCGTCGGAAGTCTTGCAGAGCTTGCTCCACAGGCCTTAGATATCATCGACTTTGATGAATCTGTCCGAGAATACGGAAGCATGGAGGGAATACCAGGCAAGATCATCAACGATCCTATCATTGTTGATCAGATCAGACAGGCAAGACAACAGCAACAGCAACAGCAACAGATGGTTGAGTCAGCAGAGCCACTATCTAAATCAGTCAAGAATCTATCCGACGCTGGTATGGAAGGTGATTCAGTTCTTAAACGAGCATCACAGGTTATGAAATAGGAGCTTAATTCATAATGACCGAGAAACCTGAGAAGAGGAAGATAGAGACAGTAGAGCAAAGAAATAAGAGGAAGAGGGATCGGGAGCTAAATGATATTCGTATTGTAGCATCAACTCCAGAAGGTAGACGCTTCTTATGGCGTATCTTAAGTGAAGGGGAAATATTTCAAGATGGATATGTCCACGGTGACCAGGGATTTGGTACTACTTATAATTGTGGTCGTAGGAGTGTTGGTGTATGGGCACTTTCGGAGCTAATGGAATCTAAACCAGAAGCTTTCATGCAGATGCAACGAGAGAACGCTTCAGAAGTTAAACGAGAGGAAATGGAATCTCGTGATGCGATAGAGGCAAAGGATATTTTAAAAACCACCGACGCTTAATTGCAGTCTACGGAATACAATTAAGTGGTCAACAGAAGGAGGCACACTATGCCAGAAGAAAACGCTCAAGAAGGAACAGAAGGATCCGAATCCACAGAGCAACAGCAAACGGCCGAAGGCGAACAGACCAATCAGGAAGGACAGGAGTCCACTGGTGAAGCTACTAGCCAGAATGAAGAAGGCACTTTGTTGGGTGGTAAGGAAACAGAAGGTGAAGGCGAGTCGAATGAATCCGAAGGATCGGA